CTTATAAGCCCTTGTTTATAGGTATCGCGTGAGCCGTTCCGGGTGGCAGCCTGGGGCGGCCTTTTTAATGCACTTAAGCTGGTGGCAGCCAGCAAAAGCAAATAAATTATAAGTTTAACAACTGTTTTTTCTTTTCTAAAAATTCTTCTTCCGTTAATAAACCACAGTCTAAAAGCTGCTTATATTTTAATAATTCATCAGCAGCACTAGAAACGGGCACGGAAGGTTCGGAAACAACCATAAAATCGAGAAGGGCAAGTATATTATTAGCCGCACCTGTCATTGTATTGTAGATCAAGCCACCTTTCTTTGTTTCGGAAGAAATTAACGGAATTTCAGTATAAGTGTCGTAAGGGTGCTTTAATGATATTTTTATATACATTTTCTTGATGATTTCTTTTTGCTTACGTTTCCCGGTACTTCCGCCGATAATCGCACCGGCACCGCCAAATAAAGCACCGCCGACAAGCGCACGCCCGATACTTGCACCGCCCTTGCTGTAGGTTTCCCCGTCAACTACTAACTCATAGTCTACAAGATTTTTAAACGAATAAACTATAGGAATTTTGTTGTATAACGTAGCTGCTGGGACAGGAATATAAAAATATTCATTTACCTTATCGACATAAAATAATTTTCCTACGCTATCGGTAGCGGAAAAGGAATTATATAAAAGCTGATTGTCTTTTACGTATGCAATATGTTCTTTGATGTTATCAATATTTTTATTACTGATATTTTTAACAAAGCCAGGACTACACAGGGAAAGACAGGAAGAACAGACAGACCCGGAAGTAGTTTTAGCTTTAGTTAATGCGTTTGTTTTGCCGCCGCAAATAATACAAGATTCTTTATTAAATAGTCCCATAAAAGCCGCCTTTCTATTGATTTAGTAACATTGTTCTATCACGCGGAAAGGTGGTAGAACATGGTAAGTATTAAATTATGGGAAGTGCGAACAGCTAAGGGCTTAAAACTTGAAGCCGTAGCAGCTATAACAGGCGTAAGCAAATCCACACTTAACAACATTGAAAACGTTAAGACTTCGCCTACGTTAGCTAACTTAGAAAAGATAGCAATAGGCTTAGGCTGCCGTATTAGTGACCTGTACGAATCAGAATATAAATAGTAGTATACCATAACAAAGACTTAAACCGACTTACTGTAGAATCATTTCCAATATCCTGGAAATGTTTTTTAAATATGGGACAGTCGGGGTAAATTGTTCTATAATGGGTAGTGTCATGGAAGGGGGCTTAACTAAAAATGCACGAGAAGCTTCACAACCTTATAGACACTATCCAGGAAGAACGGTTGTTAAGGAAAATATACTTTTATATCCTGGGATTGAAGGGCAGGCGTTAATAGCGTCTATCCTTCTTTCATTTCTGAAATAATTTTCTTAAGCACGTTCCATTCGTCTTCTGACAGCTTGCAAAGAGCCTTAAGCAGATTCTTTTTAAATTTATCTTCCCCGCCGGAAATACGACCAATGTATAAATCTAATTCTTCGTCTTCGGACATTGGGTTAAACATATTGCCGTTGCCAGTTCTAAGCCAGTCTTCGTTAGCGTTAAATTTCAAAGCAGAAATACTTATAACGCGTTCTGAAACTTCCTTTCTTCCGTTTTCTATATCTGATAAATGACCTTGTGAAATAGAAAGTGCAGCGGCAAAATCGCCCTGTTTTAAACCTAATGCTTTTCGCAATTCTTTTAATCGTTCGTTCACTTTAAAACCCCCTTTCTATGAAGTAATTTTACTATAACACATAAAATATCGCAAAGCAACAAAAATATTTTCAAAAAGTGTTGACAGGCGTAGCAAAGCGATATATAATTATCGCATAGCAACAGAAAAGCCGCCGTACCATTAATACGACGACTTTCCGGGCTATCTTTAGTGACTGTGCTTACTACAACTTCATAAGCTGGGCTTCCAGTTCTTCCGCAAATTCGATAACCGCTTTATAGGTTGGGTCGTCGAAGTCGGGACGAATAGCAGCCAATGCAGAAGTAATAGCAGTAAGCAGTTCTTCTTTAGTGATTGGGCTTGTATCGCTCATACGGTACACCCCCTTTCACTAAGAGGATTTTAGCAACTAAAAATTGCTTAAAAGCATTATACACCGAAGACGAAAGGAAGAAAAGAAGATGAGTGAAGACAAAGCGAAAGAGATTATCGCAGAGAGTGTAGCAGAAGAAGTAGTAGAGAGCATAGGCGAAGACCTGGTGGCTGCTTTGGTTGAATACGCGAACCTGGTAAAAGAACTTGCGGCAGACCTTACATACGAACAGCTAAAGGACATGACATATATTAAAAGCCTTTTAGGGGGGCAGCTTCCTAATTGGGATAATGACGATTGGGACGACTTATTAGAAAATGTACGCCGGAAGAAACAGAGGGACTCGGATAGGAAGGAGTACAAAAGATGAAGGAATTAACAGCAGAAGAATCAAAGAGCATTAAAGAATGGTGTGCAAAGGAAAAGACAGTAACCCTTACTAATGGGGAATGGAGTAAATTAACAACTTATCTTCTTTTGTCTAAGAATCACCGGGAAGGCGAAGCTAAAGCCTGGGCGGAACTGGCAGAGGAAAGAGAAGAAGACGGTAGCGTAAAATATCCAAACGTAGCAAGTAACGCACAATTTTGGAAGGAAACAAACGAAGCACTAGAAGAAATTAGAAAGAAAATTGATGAAATATAAAACCCAGGGCGGCAGCAGTCGCCCGGCGTAATGTAGCCTACTACGGTAGCCAGTTCCAAGCCTGGGAAAATACAGAGGACGCACGCAGTAATAAACAAAGAAAGGAAACGGCAGCAGGTAAAAAATAAATGAAGAAAATACTTATAGGCGGTAGTCCTTGCACATATTGGAGCATATCGCAAAAGCCGGACACCAGGGAAACGGTAGCAGAAGGCTTAGGGTGGGAACTTTTTAAAAACTATTTGATAGCGTTAGAGAAATTCAAGCCGGACTATTTCTTATACGAAAATAACGAAAGTATAAGTAAAGAAATACAGAAAGAAATAGAAAAAAGTTTAGGCGTAGAGCTTTTACATTTAGATAGTGCGTTAGTATCGGCACAAAAAAGACAGAGAATATACGGGACAAACATTACAGGGGTAGAAGTCCCGGAAGACAGAGGATTAAAGGTAAAAGACATATTAGTACCGGGATTTAAGTGCGAAAATCTTATAGATGAAGTGAAGTTTAACGGAAAGGACGACACCGTAGACAATAACAGAATTGTAAGAATTGGAACGATTGGAAAAGGCAGACAAGGCGAAAGAGTATACAGCATAAACGGTAAAAGCTGTACGTTATCCGCAAACGGCGGGGGCAAAGGTGCTAAGACAGGATTATACCTTATCGAAGGACAAGTAAGGAAACTTAATATTATCGAAGCTGAAAGACTACAGACTTTGCCGGACGATTACACAAAGGCAATAAAGGAAGGACAGCGTTATAAAGCGGTCGGGAACGGCTGGACGGCTGAAATAATCATACACATTTTAAGCTATATGAATATTCCAAAAGACGAACCGTTAGTAGTGCTTAGTCTATATGACGGAATTGCAACGGGTCGCTATTGCCTGGAAAAGCTGGGCTACAAAAATGTTAAATATTATGCGTATGAGATAGACGAAAACCCGGTTAAATGTGCTTTAGATAATTACCCGGACATTATAGAATGTGGCGACGCGTTCCAAGTGCGGGGAGAAGATTGGAAGTTAGAAAGCAGCCTACTAAGGTAGCCAGTCCTAAGCCTGGGGAAATGCAGAAGGCGGAAATACATAGAAAGGCGGGATGTTTTGAGGGATAACAACATAAAGCCAGCGGAAGCGGCGGACATTCTAGGAGTATCGCCGCAGTTTGTCCGGGTGGCTATGCAGCAAGGGAAGCTAAATATAGGAATTGCTATACAGCTTCCGGGTTCGTCTACCTGGGCGTATCAGATAAGCACGAAGCTTTTAGGGGAATACACCGGGAAGGACATAGAAAAAGAAATAGCAGAAATACGAAGCAAAAGATAAAAAGATTGTGGCAGCAGTCTTATAAGCCCTTGTTTACAGGTATCAAAAAATGAGCGTGAAAGTATTTTTTATTTTACTTAAGAAAGGAAAACAAAACGGCAGACAGTCGAGAAGATGAACGAAAGACAATAATTAAGGAGTTTTACCGCATATACAGACGGTTACAGAAACGGTACAGCTTGCGTATGCACAGTCATTTCAGTATATATGACGACGGGTTAATAGAAATATGGGAATACCAGGGCGACACCAGGAAGCGGACGATATGCAAGGCAAAAGAAGAAAATGAAATAGAATGTTATAAGAATGCTATACAGGAACTTAAAAGTTTTGGAAGACAGGAGTGGTTAAAATGAAAAGATTTGTAGTTGAAGTAGAGGTATTAGGAAGAAGACAGATCCGGTTAGTTCCGGCAAAAGATGAAAATACAGCCCGTAGGAATTGTACTACGGAAGAATCTAAGGTTATTTCCTGTGTACCGTACAACGGACAGAAACTTAACTCAAGCAGCCAGGAAGAAATAGCCCAGGAACGATTATTTAGGGGCTGCCTGGCAGCGAATAGAAGAAGGAAGGGGGCTGGAACATGGCAGCGACAGTAGTAGAGAATATCGAACGTAAGAAGGCAAGAGCAGAAGAAGCTAACTTACTTATCGAAGGTTTAGACGAAACAACGCAAAAGGCGGTTTATATCGCTACAAAAATGTTTTTAGCACAGAGAGATACGGAAGAAGGGAAGGCGGAAAAGAATTGTCATTAAAAAGAGTCGCAAATAAAAGCAACAAGAAAGCACGTAATTGCCTTAAGTGCAACAGGCACTTAACGAATTTGAAAGACAATGTAGTAAACACCTGTGAAGGGTGCGGGCAGCGGCATTTAGTAGACTTCTATACAAATAATACGATAGTGCTTACAGTAGCAGAACGCCCGGAACTTAGACGAAGACCGGGAGAAACTAAAAGGGCAGCCCCGGGACACGAACAGAACCAGGAAGCTTTTAATAAAGCACTGGAAGCATTTAGAAAGAAGTGGAAAGGGGTGTAGCAGATGTTTTTAAAGATTTTCTTAGGGACTATCGTAGTTTTTTCTTTGCTGGCGTGTATCGGTGCGAACGAAAAGCATAATAAGTGCCTGGCAGCAGTTATAGCGATTGCGGCACTTATTTTGTTTACCGTAGTAATGCTGAATGATACAGGGAAGGAAGAAAAAGAAGTAACGGCGGTAGCACCGGAATCCGGGAAAATAACGGTAGATCAAAACCAATGGGGAACGATTACGGTAACAGATGAAACGGGAGTAACCAGGGAATACCAGGGCTGTATTAACATTTCCGGCACTTATCCATACGAAACATACGAATTTATGGGGCTGTGCGTGAGAATGGACACAGCTATAAAAATCGGGGAATGGTCGCCGGGAATGTATAAGCTTTGCTATGAAGATGAAGAAGCTTACTGGAAAGCGAAAGAAGAACAGGAAGAAGCAAAAAAAGGAGTAACAGACAATGAATAATTTTATTTTATTGTACGGCGAAGTCCTGGACTACCCGCAACAGGCAAGCATAGACAAAAAAGGAACAGAGTACTACAAGTTTAATCTTGCGGTACAGCGGGAAAGCGGTATTATTGATATTTTACCGATTGTAGTAGAAGAAGATACAGAAGCTTACGAAGCCCTGGTAGATATTGACGAAAAAGGGGAAATCGTAGGAGCACAGCTTCTTATTACCGGGGAAGTCCGTACACGAAACATTAAGGACAAGTTAGACGTATCGGTAAGGGCGTTTACGATCAAAGAAGACGACGATTACAAGGGCGTAACGAACCAGGTAGTAATTAACGGGCATTTATGCAAAGAAGTGCCGATTAGAACAACGCCGCGCGGAATCCTTATAGCTGACCTGGTATTAGCAGTAAACAGGGAAGACGGAAGCCACGTAAGCGACTACATACCTTCTATCATGTGGAACGGAACAGCCACCAGGGCAAAAGATAAATTGCGTGCAGGGGACTGTATCGAAGCCGTAGGGCGCTTGCAGAGCCGCGAATATATCAAAGAGTTAGGGGACGGGGAAAAAGAGCCTAGAACGTGCTACGAACTGTCCGTAAACAAATACGATTTACTTAAGACAAACGAAGTAGCGACATAGAAGCCGCTACAGAATACTTACACCCGAAGACGACCAAAAAAGCAAAAAAACAGCCGCTAGATTATCGGGAAATAACCTAGCGGCTTTGCCGTACATTGATATACTTACTCACATAAATAGTATATCAAAATGTACGGCGGAAGTCAACGAAAAGTGCCTATTTTCAAGGGGGTTCGCCCCTTTTTATAGCTTGATAAAAGTATTAACGATAGGGTAGGGGTATATATGCCGTACATCATAGAGATAGTAAGAGCTGGAAACACTATAGAGGTATCAAAGTACTACAGCAGCAGATTTAACAAAAGAGGAATAGGAAGGGGGAAACGTAAGAGCCTAACCACAAAAGAGCAAAGAGAAGTGAATAAAAGAGCAGCAGAGAAAAAGTTAAGAAGACTGATTAACGAGAACTTCCAGGAAGGGGACACCCACTTAGTATTAGATTATAAACTTAGTGAACGTCCAACAGGGCGGGAAGGCATGAGAGCAGACGCAGACGACTTCTTAAAGGAAATGCGGAAGCTGTATAAGTCCCTGGGACTGGTATTCAAGTACATACACGTTATGGAAATCGGAAAGAAGGGAGCGTTACATCATCACTTAGTTATAAATACACCCGACGAAGTAAGCCAGCGGGCAATAACGAAAGCCTGGAAGGGAAGGGGACGCACACACTTTAACCCCCTGGACGATACCGGGCAATATGCGAAGCTGGCAGCGTACCTAATCAAACAAAGCGACGGAATGTTAAAAGACCCGGACGCTTTACAGGGAAAACGCTGGAATAGTTCTAAGAACCTAAGAAAACCGAAGGTTATAAGGAAAGAGCCTATAAAAGATAAAGGCTGGTACAACAGAATAGCCCGGCTGCCTAAGAAGCTGGAAAAGTCTTACTGCTTAGACGGCGACAGCGTTAGGGAAGGAATACACGAAAAAACGGGTTACACGTTCTTTACTTATACGTTCGTTAAAATCAATCAAACGTGGAAGGAAACGGAATTAGAATGGGAAAAACTTTAGGAATCGACAGGGACACAGCAAGACGTATTAAGCACATGAATACAAAGGAGTTAGACGGCTACTTAACCAGGGTAACAGACAAAAGCTATAACAATGGCTACGAAGAAGGCTTAGTTAACGGAATCGCATTAGCGGGACAGGCTTTAGACGCGGTATTAAAGAGCCGGGTAGCAGCCGGGGAATTAAGCCAGGCAGCAGCCTACGAAATGACGAAGGCGGTAGGAAAGCACATAGCAGAAGCACCGGATAAAGCAAAGCAGCAGATGAAACAGGAAGCGGCAGCAGCCCAGGAAGGACAGGCGGTAGCAGAACATGAATAAAGAAAAGAGTCTAAGCGTCGGAGACACAATCAAATGTTACGATAAAGAAGATTTGCTTAATACACATAATGCGTTAGCGAAAAGTGGAATAACTACAGAATTTGAATATGAACTCAACGGAGAAAAAGGCTATTGGCTTGTAGTAGAGAAAATCGAGCAAACTGAAAGGGTGTTAGATCATGGAGCGTAAGGAATCAGAAGCCCAGGCACAAGCTGCCATATTCGATTGGGCACGCTGGCAGCAGTCAAAGCACCCGGCGTTAAAATCTATGTACCACGCAGCTAACGAAGGAAAACGCAGCCAGGCAGCGGGGGCAAACTTAAAACGCCAGGGAATGAAGGCGGGGGTTAGTGATATTTGCTTACCGTATGCAGCGGGCGGCTTCAATAACCTTTATATCGAATTGAAGGTAGGCAGCAATAAGGCAACGGAAGAACAGTTAAACTTTATCGACACGATTAACGGAATCGGCGGAAGGGCGGTTATTGTATACGGTTCGGACGCTGCTATAGAAGTAATTACGGCTTACCTGGAAGGAAATATAGACAGCCTGGAGATTAAAAGCGATACATACCCGGCAGAAAAGGCGAAGCTTACAGAAAAAGTAAACGAAAAGCGTTTTATAGGCTTTTGCGGGACAGATTGTAGGGCTTGCGATAATATGGGCTGCCTGGGAAGAAAGAATTAACAAAAGATAAAATTACCTACTAAGGAATGGCAAAGCAAGGAAATATGTCACGAATGTAACAGTTAACAAAGCAACAGCGGCAGAGCCTTTTAAGACTGCTGCCGCAGAAAGGACGGTTTAGGAAAATGAAAGAATGGTTAAGAAGATTTTTGGAATGGTGTAAAAGACTGTTATTTTTAGATTTAGAGGGCGAAGAAGTAGCAGTGCATTGTATTAAATGCAGCCCGGAAATATACGAAGAAGTAGCAGACGGCTTTCCGACGTTCGTAATAACCAAGAATAATAAAAGATACGAACCGGGCGACCACCTGGTATTAAAAGAATATGACGAAGAAGTAGAAGCATTGACCGGGCGGACGGTTAGGACAAGTATTAACTGTATTGAAGATGGAAACGAAGGGCTTAAGCCTGGATATTGTGTTTTAGGAATAGAAGCAGATTAAAGGAAGGACGGTAGGAAGTTATGAGAACGGCAGCAGTAGTAAACTTAAAAGGCGGAGTGGGGAAAAGCACGACAGCTATTAACCTGGCTTTGATAATGGCTAAGGAACACAAAAAGCGCGTATTGCTGGTAGACAATGATATACAGGCGAACGTAAGCAAATTCTTTAGCGTACATAGTTACGATTATAAGAGCATGGAAAACGTATTAAGGGACGAAGGGACGATAGCAGAAGACATTATAAGAAGTAGCGGACGCTATGGCTTAGATATTATCCCGGCTAATATGAATTTAGACGCGGCAGCAGTAGACCTTATGTTAGACAAGGAAGCCAACCAAATGACAAGGCTTAAAGAGGTATTACAGCAAGTAGAAGACCGTTACGACTATTGCTTTATTGACTGCCCGCCGGGCGTGGGGATCAATGTACTTAACGCCCTGGTAGCAGCAAATGACGTTATTATACCGATTAAGGCAGATAAGAACGCCTTAGACGGTATGGAAGAACTGACAGAGGTAATAGAAGAAGTAAGGCCGTATAACCCGGGCTTATCCATGGTAAAGTGCCTTGTTACCATGTTTACGAACGATATAGAGGTAGTAAAAGGCGAAGAAGCGTTACAGAAAAGCACATACAGCACGTTCTATACACATATCAGACACAGCAAGAAGGTTAATGCCTGGACGTTTGAGAAGGGAAAGAGCCTGGTAGAAGTAACGCCGAAAAGTGCAGCGACACGGGACTATAAGAACCTGGCATTAGAATATATGGACTTGACGAAAGGAGCGTAGAGAAAATGGGTAGATTAGGAATAGGCGACAGGCTGAACGCGAACAGTAAACAAGGCGTAATATTCACAGACGAATACAGGAAAGTAAGATTAGACCCGCGTACATTGGTACCAAGCGAACACAATAAGTACGCCCAGGACGATATAGAAGAACTGGCGGACAATATGTTACTTGTGGGGCAGCTACAGGAAGTTATAGTAGGGCGGGTAAACGGACATGACAGAATTATAGTAGGGCATAGACGAACGGCGGCAGCAGTCCTTAACATTGAACGCGGACACGACAACTTTAAATTGATAGATTGCAAGGTTAAAGAAATGACCGAAGCTATGTTTATGCTTACGCTGCATAGTGCAAATATTTTTAACAGGCGCTTAAGTGATTGGGAACTTACAGAAGGTGTAGCAGAGTTTAAAAAGTATCTGATCGCAGCGAAGGAAGCGGGGGAAGTAGAGATAACCGGGAAAATGCGGGACTATATCGCGGACGCTATCGGAGTATCTACGGGGAAAATGGCACAAATGGAAAGCATTACTAATAATTTGTGCGAAAAAGGGAAAGAAGCTTTTAAGAACGGGGATATAAACTTTACGACAGCCTACGAAACTTCAAGGCTTCCAGTAGAGAAGCAGAAGGAAGTAATAGAATCCGGGGAAATGTTAAGCGGAGAAGTAAGGCAAATGGTAGAACAGGAAAGGCAGAAGAAAGAGCCTACGGCGGCAGCAGTAAAAAAGTTCTACGAAGCCCACGCAAAGAAATACGACGAAGACAGAAGTAAACTTAAAGAACTGTGTATAGAACACATGGGAAGAAGCCACAACGGCGGAAATAGCGGCGGGGTTAATTTTGAATGTAGCATACGCGGCGTAAAGCTGGAAAATGCAGAGGAAATAACCTGGACGCGATTCGTACAGTTGGTTAATGAGTATTACCCGGTAGCAGAAGAACCGAAACCGGGCGACGATTACGAACCAGCACACCCGGAAAGTATTACATCATTATGCTATTCATGTAAGCACTATTCGGAATGTAACGTAAAAACGGGGACTTGTGAAAAGTGTGATAAGTACATAAATAAGGCAGAAGCGGAAAAGACAGACGAACAGCGATACAGCGAAGAACAGGATAGAATAGACCGGGAAACGAAAGCGAAGCTTAAGGAACAGGCAGACGCTGAAAAAATGAAGCATTTACCGAGCGAAACGGCAGCGGGACAGAAGGTACATAGCATACGATTAGCGAAAACCTATTTTAATGATGTGGCAAGTGGTAAGAAATCCTTTGAACTACGCAAAAACAACAGAGGATATAAAGTAGGCGATATACTGGAAATGCTGGAATTTGAAGACGGCAAAAATACGGGAAGAATCATACAAGCAGAAATAACGTATATACTGGAAGGATATACAGGGCTGGAAGACGGTTACTGTATTTTAGGAATCAAAGTAAAGAACGTAGACGCAGAAAAATACATAATACCGGGACAAATGAGCGTTCAAGATTTTAAGGGCGTTTGCAATAATTAAAGGTGTCAATTTCTGACACAGAAAGGCGGAACGGATGAAAACAAAAGAAGTTAGAAGCTTCGCAGAAGTGGATATAAGCGAATTAAAACAGCCTATTATATGCGTGTATAAAAACCCGGAAGACTACACGGACAAATGCGTAGCACGGATATTTGACGGGGCAAGACCGACAAATATAGCAATAACCAGGAAGACAGTAGAAGAAATACGGGAAGACATAACAAAACGATTCCCGGCTATGCTGCCTTTTGCAAGGTGTGAAGAAGACCATAAGAGCGTAGTAGAAAGTTGGATTTAGGAGCGTGTAAAATGGAGATAAGAAAAGGGAAACGGGTACGGGTAATATGCACAGAAATAAGGCTAAAAGAAGTAGGAGTAAAGCAGAAGCATATTAAGCACATACTAGGGAAAATAGGAATCGTTAAGGAAGTAAGAAAAATACAGGATATGGATATAATGGCGTATTTTATACATTTTCCGTATGTAAACTTGAAGGCAGCACCAGGAAATAAAAAACCATATTACGCACTGTTAGAAGATATGATAGAGCCTATTAACCTGGAAGTGATGGAAGGGAAGAATAATAATGGAGATACCTAACGAATGGAAAGGAACGCTGGAACAATGGAATAGAGTTATAGAAGCTTTTGGGGACTTAGCAGTAGCGATAAAAGAAGCTTTTAAGCCTATTATAAAATCATTCCAGGAATTGTATTGTAGCCTTAGTGATGTAATGACAGACCCGAAATTAAAGCGGCTGATAAAGAAAGCAAAGCGGCAGCAGTCCATAAGGGACAGACGGCAGCAGTTGGAAAGAAGCCGGGTACGGCAGCAGTTAGCAGAAGAAAATAAAGACAAGTCTAATAACTGGCGGCGATTACATGGACTTCCGGCAAGAAGAAAAATTAAGAAATATCATAAAAAACATTGACAAATAGTACTATATATGATACTATAATATCAAGGAAGGAGTGAAGCAAGTGCCAAGCGTAGAAAAGATAATTGATAAGATGAAACGGCAACCGAACGGAATACGCCCGGAAGAAGCCGAAAAAGTACTAAAGGCTTACGGATATGAGCCAGTAAGGCAGAAAGGAAGTCACAAACAGTACTTAAACAAAGAAACGGGCGACCTAACAACAATCAAACAGGAAAGCCCATTAAAGAAAGCGTATGTAGTAGATATTCTTAACAGGATAGGGGAGTAAATCCCCTATCCTGGAGATAATATAAAAAAGACAAGGAAGGAGTGCGGACAATGGAAGTTAAGGACTATATGAAGTTACCGTATACAAGATTAGTACAGGAAATGAACGACGAAAGTGGGCATTATTTTTACGGAAGAATCTTAGAACTGGACGGCTGCCAAAGCACAGGCGATACGTTGGAAGAATTATACGAAAGCCTTAACGAAGCTATGGAAGGATATATAGAAGTTAAGTTAGAAAACAACTTAGCAATTCCTGTACCGGAATCAGTAAACAACTATAGCGGGAAGTTTGTTGTAAGGCTGCCTAAGTCATTACATCAGCGTTTAGCAATCGAAGCAGACAAAGAAGGCGTAAGCCTTAATCAATTAGCGTTATACAAATTGGCACTTTAAATATAAGGCTATCAGCTAAGGGAAGCTGGTAGCCTTTTAAATCGTGGGGAAAACTCTACAAACTGTGCGGATAATTAAGCGAAAAACGATTGAAACTCTTAAAACTTTGTGGTAATATTATTACACAAACGCAAGAAGAATTAGGTAAAGGTAACTACCCCTTTGCCTGGTTCTTCTTTTTTGTTTGTCCTAAACCTCCGGCGCTGCATGAAATCTAGGGCAGTGCTTAAGAAGAAAGAAGGGTAGCAGATGATAAAGAAATTATGCAGCTACCCAGGCTGCCACAAGGTAGTAGAAGCTGGGGTTAAGTACTGTGACAAACACAGGGACACAGACAGGAAGAAGTACAGAGAGTACAAGCAGCAGCGAATGAGGGACGAAGAAGAAGCCAGGCGGCAGCAGTTTTATAACAGCAAAGCTTGGGAACTGTTTAGAGCAGCCAGGGCAGCAGAACAATTAGGAATAGATATTTACGAATACTATACGACTGGAAGAATAGTAGCAGCAGACAACTACCACCACATACAAGAGATAACGGAAGCCTGGGCTAGAAGACTGGACGCGGTGAACGTTATAGGACTAAGCGAAGCCAACCATAGACGCATACATAAAGAGTATGAACGAAGCTACAAGGCTAAAAAGAAAATGCAAAAGATTTTATACACTATGTTAGAACGATTCTATAGGGAGTTCGTTCTTGACGGGGGGATATAAAAGTTTTGAAAACAATTTTAGAAGTCCCGAGTTCAAGTCGGCACGAAAAAAAACGGCGATTTTTACTATAGGGGGGTGTCTAAGAAGGTGGCAGCATGGCAAAAGAAGAAAAAAATAAGCCTAAACCTTGTCCGAAGTGGCTAAATGATGTAGCTAAAAAAGAGTGGCGCAGAGTAGCTAAGATATTCGCGGCAGAAGGAAAGGAATTTACAGACAAAGACTTAAAGGCGTTAGAAGCCTACTGTATCAATTATGCGAAGTGGCAGAAGTGCGAACAGATCATAGACGAAAAGGGCTACAGCATGGAAGTAGGGGATAACGGGTACGAACAACAAAGACCAGAAGTAAGCATAGCAAATAAAGCACAAACAGAGTTAAGGGCGTGGGCTAAGGAATTGGGCTTAACGCCAGCGGCGCGGCAGCGCATGAGAGAAGTCGGGAATATGTCGGACAATGGAATAGACCCGGAACTAGACGGAATGGTAGCACATGATTAAAAAGGAATTGCTTTTAGCTCCCTGGTTGGATAAGTTACGAAAGAAATGGGACACAGAAGAATATTATTACGACGTTGAAGAAGCGGAAAAAATATTTAAGTTCGTGTCGAAGTTGACAAATGATAGAGGGGTAAGCCGAAGTTTTGAATTATTAGAATTTCAGTTTGAAATAATAACAGAGATTCTTTGTGTAAGGAGAAGAAGAGACGGTAAGCGCAAACACAGAGAAGCACACATAAACATACCTCGTAAAAATGGTAAATCATTTTTAGCGGCAATTATTGTAGTATACCTGTTCTTCTGTCAACGTCATATCTTCGGCGCACTTTTTATTTTAACAGCAAATACGACGAAACAGGCGGGGGAATTATACGTGACTGTAGAACATTTCATAAAAACAAATAAGACTTTGCGGCGATATTGCAAGATCACAAGCAGCACAAAGACCATTATAAGAAAAGATAACGGTAATAAGCTTATGGTACTATCTTCGGACGCGGATAACGCGGACAGTTTTAACGATTATGTAGCAGTCCTGGACGAAATACACCAGGCGAAAAATGACGAAATGTACGGAAAGCTTAGAACTGGTCAAGGAGCATGGGACGAACCGTTAATTATGACGATTACAACGGCTTCTAGTGGAGAAGACCCGGCTAACCCGGAAATGCAGCTTTACACAATGGCAAAGAAGATAGAAGCCGGGGAAATGGACGACCCTAGCTTTTATTATAAAATATACGAAGCGGATAAGGAGTGCAATGTGGAAGATGAAGCACAATGGTATAAATCAAATCCGGCATTAGGCGTGTTTAGAAAGCTGGAAGACCTGGCGAACTACGCGAAGCGTATTAGATTGATGCCACTTCAAGAAAATATGTTTAGGCGAATGTTTCTTAACCAGCACGTAGCGTTAGACCATGAAAAAGGCGCTATCAATATGGATTTATGGGACTTATGCACAAAGAAAGTAAACCCGGAAGACCTTAAGGGCTGGAAGTGCTGGGGCGGGCTGGACTTATCGAGCAAGAACGATATTACAGGCTTCGTGCTGGTATTTTACGAAGAAACGACGGGAAGATTTATAGTAGTTCCGTATCTGTATACGCCGAAAGAAACCGTAGCTTACAGGCAGCATAAGGACAATAACCCTTATGAGTACTGGATAAAAAAAGGCGACTTAATAGCACTTGACGGGAAGTATATAAACTTTGAAAGATTCTTAGATCATGCGACAGAATTAGACGAAGATTACAGGATAGAGCAAATAGGCTTCGACCAATGGGGAAGCCAAACCATTATAAACAGATTAGAAGAACGCTGGGACATTATACCGTTAGGACAGGGGACTAAGACCATGACACAGGTAATAAACGATTTTGAAAACCTGTTAGTAGATGAAAGAATCATAATAGCAGAAAATGAGTGCTTTAGGTTCATGGCGAAAAACTGTATAGCGGTATATGACGAAATGCTGGGAGTTAAGTACAGTAAGAAAAAATCAAAATTCAAGATAGACGGTATAGTAGCTATGCTTATGGGGCTGCTGCTGTGTATCGAGGAAAACGGAATAGAACATTATAACCCGGTTGAATACTTGGACACTATGTAGGGGGAGAAAATGCTTAAGAAGATCAGAAAAATAAAAAATATACGGCTAATAGTCGCAGATGCGTTACTAATAGCTTCGTTGCTTATTTCGTTTGCTGTGACATACGACATTAACAGACATGTGGGACTATATTTACTGTGCTTAGAACTGTTAGCAGCGGCGGTTATGCTGGTTAGGAGTGGTAAGAAGTAATGCTTTTAGACTTTTTGGAAAAAAGAGAAGAAACAATAGACACAACAGAACTAACAGACGAAGAAAAGCTTTTTTTAAAGGTGTTCGGGATTGAAGAAAACCAGCCAGTAGCAGCTATGCGGGAAATTACATACTTCACTTGTATTAAGAAGATCGCGGAAGCAGTAGCAAAAACGCCGCTTTACCTAGTACAAGATACAGAAACAGGAATAAGAAGGGCAACGGAAGACCCGCTTAACGAGTTGCTAAGCCTTAGGCCTAATCCGTATATGACGGCTGTAGACTTTTGGAAAGCGATAGAAGCGACAAGGCAGCACGACGGCAGAAGTGCAGCAGTAAAGCAGTACGGAAAAAAAGGGGAATTACTGGCGTTATATCCTTGCACTATAGAAGGAATGACGATAGACGACGCGGGGTTATTAAAGTCAAAGTTAAGAAACAAGATTTTAATAGAATACCGGGTAACTGGCAGCAGTACAACAGATTACGGATTTTATGAAGACTTGCTTATATTTAAAGGCTTCACAATGGACGGAATCAACACGAAGCCAGTAAGGGAACTTGTTAAAAGTACGATTGACGGACAGATAAAAGCACAAAATTACTTAAACAACCTGTACGACAACGGGTTAACTAACAAAATGGTAGTACAGCTTACGTCCGATATTAAGGACGAAAAAGAGTTAGGGAAGATTCAAGCGAAATTTGGACGACTTTACAGCAAAGGGAAACGTATTTTTACAGTCCCGGCGGGATTCAGCGTACAACCTGTTAATTTGTCACTGGCAGACGCACAGTACGAACAAATTAGAAGAATGTCAATAAGTCAGATAGCGGCACTTTTTGGTGTGAAAATGCACCAGCTAAACGACCTTAAGGACACAAATAACAATTCGTTAGAGCAACAGCAGCTTAACTTTTTGGTAGATACGTTACTGATTTTGTATGAATCAATAGAACAGGAAGTTACATGGAGTGCATTAACAAAAGAAAAAAGAGAAAAAGGCTACAAAGCCCGGTTTAATACGAATGTGATTCTAAGAACTGACGCAAAGACGCAGCAAGAAATATTATGCGGTTATACGACTGCTGGTATTTATAAGCCGAACGAATCAAGATTAGAATTACAGCGCGAAACAGTACCGGAAGGAAACGACCTAGTAGTTAACGCCGGAGTATTGAAGCTGAAAGACTTAGGGAAAAATACGGAAGGGGAGTAAAAAACAATGCCGGAGAATAAAACAGCAGAAGGACACGCACTGGAAATTCGTAATTACTTTGCGAATTACCAGGGAATCGCTTTAGAAGTGCGGGCGGCAGAAGAAGGGGAAGAAAGTAGAACGATCGGCGGATATGCCGTTAAGTATAATACCCCGGTACTGATCGTAGACCGCTGGGGCGACAAGTATTTAGAGGAAATAGCGGCGGGCTGCTTTGATGAAAGCTTAAATAGCTGTAAAGAAGCCGGAAAAGAAATTAAGGCACTTTGGAATCACGACACAGGAAGACCGCTGGGAAGCACAAAAACTGATACTTTACGCTTCAATACAGCAGATACGACGGGGTTAGCATACGACATTGATTTACCTAACAATACCTGGGGAAATGACGTAAAAGAAAGCGTAAAGCGCGGCGACGTTGACGGTAGCAGCTTCGGCTTTATCTGCCAGGAAGATGTATGGAGTAAGGTAGAATACGAAGGCGAACAAATTTACAAAAGAAGCATTATGAAAGCGGAATTACTGGAAGTAAGTCCATGCACCTTCCCGGCTTACGACAGTTCGGAAATTAGCTGTAGAAGCTTTGAGAAGGTAAAGGAAGTAGCAAAAGAAGAACGATTAGAAGAATTAAAAAAAGAAGCCCGGTTAATGGAGATCCGGGAAGAAAACAAAAGGAGTAATTAAGAATGACAGTACAGGAATTACGGGAGTTAATCGGACAGAAAACAGAGGAAATTAACGGCTATTTGGAAAGCCGAGATGCTGACAAGGCAGAAGAAGCGTTAGGAGAAAAAAGAAAATTACAGAAGCTGTTAGCGGTAAGAGAAGCAGAGGACGACGAAGAAGCCCGGGAGTTAATCGGAAAGAAAACAGAAAAGAGAACGGCAGCAGCTACAGGAGAATTAAGAGCGGCTGTAAAATATGCACTTAAGGGAGCGGGCACACTGACAGAAGAAGAAAGAGCAGCGGTAAATATTGATAATAACGCCGCAATTCTGCCGGAACAGTTTGTAAATGATATTCAGGTATTACGCGAAGGCTTCCCGAGCCTTAAGGAACATTGCCACATTGTACGTGCTACTTCTAATCATGGTAAAATGCCGTTTGCAAAAATCGGCGGGAAGAAGCTGACTAAGTACAAATCCGGCACAAAGTTAACAGGCGAAGCGGCTAATACAGAGGATATTAGCTACAATATCGAAAATTACGGCGCGTTAGTACCGATCGCAAACGACTTACAGGAAGACGAAGCAGTAAACATTATCCAGGACGTTATTAAGCCGGACTTTGCAGAAGCGGGAGTAAACAGCGAAAACGACGAAATTTTAAAGATCGTAGAAGCGGCAGCAGTTAACAAGTCTACAGGTGTGACAGACTGGCGCGGCGTGAAAAAGGTAATTGACGGAGTATTACCGACACTTCGTGCAAAGACCATTGTTATTACAAATCTTACGGGATATGTATATTTACAGTCCCAGGAAGACAAGAACGGGCGTAACCTGGATTTAGTAAAGACTGTAAACGGTAAAGACTACTTCCAGAATAAGCAGCTTATTACTTTGAGTGATGAAGCGATCACAGCAGCCACAGAAGGTGCGGTAGTATTCTATGTGGTTAACCTGTACGCCCTGGTTAAGTTCTTTGAAAGAAAGGGCTACACAGTGTCTACGGATAAATCTGTATTCTTTGAATCGGACGAACTGGCATTAAAGGTACAGGAACGCTTTGACTGCGAAAAATTGGACAAAAGAGCAGACTTTAAGGTAGAATTTACCCCGGCTGCTTAATGAGTTCCGGGAAGGGGCGAAGAAATGGCAGCAGAAATAGTTAGCCTTAAAGAAGCAAAGGAGTATTTAAGGGTAAGCTACGACGAAGACGACGAACAGATCAGCGGGTTAATTCTGACGGCGGAAGCGTATATAGACAGTTGCGTAGGAACTGCCTATAAGAAGCGTGAGAATTACGAAAGCGAAGAAGAATACGAAAAAGGGCGGAGAATAGCCGCCCTTCTTCAAAAGAAGATCATAAGCGATATGTACGAAGTGCGTGCAACGACAATCAGTAGCAGCACAAAGACGGACAATATCACAAAGACCATATTAGACAAGCTGGCGAATGTGGGGGCGTGATTATGTATTTAATGATTCAGAAGCGGAAAAAGACCGTAGAAAAGGGAAGACCCGTAGAAGTATGGGACGATTACTTTAAATGCTGGTGCGAAGTAAAAAGCCTGTACGGAAAGGAACTGTATAGCGCCCTGGAAGCGAAGTTAGAAAACGTAGTGAATTTTGAAACGCGCTTTTGTGGTAAGCTGGAAGCCATTAATACGAAGGAATACCGGGTAAAATGGGGCGAAAGGCAGTTTAATATTATCAGCGTGGACTATGGACGGTATGAGAGAAGAAAAGTAGTACTGAAAGCACAGGAAGTAGTATGAGTTTTAATATTACTATGGAGTTTTTAGGGCTGAATGAAATGCAGCGGGAAATAGAAAAGCTGTCTACGGAATCAGAACTAAAGGCACTTAATAAAAAGATTGTAAAAAGAGCCGGAGAAATTGGCTTACAGGAAGCAGAAGGACAGATTAGGAAAAAAGCTTATAGCAAAAATCCTATGAAATCCGGCAGAAAGGGCAGCAGAACCGGGCAACATGCGGCGGACAACGTACCTAAAGCAGCTTCAACACAAAGTGGAAACTACGGTGAAGTAATAGGCTGGGACAGGGGCGACGTTTCCCCGTTTTTTTACATGAAGTTCCATGAATGGGGAACAACAGAACACCCGGCTAAAGGGTTCATGCTAGCAGCGTCAAGACCTACATACGAAGCACTTAAGGAAATAGCGGAAGAAGAATACGAAAAGACATTAAAAGAGAAGTTAGGGGGTTAATTATGGCGGTTTTAAGTGAAACGGAAATAGAAGTGCTTAATAAGGTTGTAGCGGACTACCCTAATAACGAAGAACTGGACTTAACGGCTTTTATTGCGGAAGTGATCGGGATAACTGGCGTACATGTAGAAGAAGGCTGGTATAACCAGGATATAAACGAAACGCACATAACATTTTATTTTATGAGTGATGAAGAAATAGATTTTAGCGAAGACACAAACGAAAACGAAGAATACTATATACAGGTTGATATATGGAGTAAAGAAGATTGCTTTAAATTGAAAAAGAAAGTAAAAAAGCTGCTTAAGAAGGCTGGTTTTACCTATTTTGCGGGTAACGACCAGTACGAAACCGATACAATGATCTATCACAAAGCAGCACGTTTTTATTTTTCAATGAATGTGGAAGGAGTTAATTAAACATGGCAGCAATTACGGAAAATAAAGAAACGATTACAAGAAGTCGTTTAGTAGGTTTAAAGGATATTTGCGTAGCAGCGGTTACAACGAACGACGAAGAAGTATACGCGGCAGAAGTCCCGGTAAGACTTGCTAAAGCGATTGCAGCAACGGTAAAAGATACTTTCAGCGTGGAATATACCTACAGCGACGACGAAGTAGAAGATACCGTAGAAACTTATGAGAAAACAGAAATTGAAATTGAAGTAAACAGGTTAACACCGGGCGACTATGCGTTACTTTTCGATACGCTGTATAAATACGGATTCCTGGTAAAAGCAGAAAGCGACAAGGCTAAGGAAGTGGCGTTGGGATTCCGGGCGAAACAGGGTAACGGTAAGTATGAATTTTGCTGGTACTATTGCGGAAAAGCAGAACACCCGGATGTCACGTACGAAACCGTAAAAGATAAAAAGACAGCACAGACACTTAAAATTAAGTTTACTTTCTACGCAAGGAAGAAAGAAAACATTATTGAAGGGGAAAGAAAGAAGCTTTACGCGATTATCGTAGACGAAAGCAACTTACTGGAAGAACATACAACGGCGAAAGAAGCTATTGCAGAATGGTTTAGCGAAGTACAGGAATATACACCGGTACCAGCACAGAAAGAAGCGGAACAGTAATAAACATATGCAGGGTGTCAATTTCTGACACCCTGTAAGAAAGGGCGATAATATGAAAATCAGCTTAAACGGGAAAGAGTACGAAAGCGGAAAAATCACAAGAGAAAAATATAAGAAGTTTGCGGCTGTTTACGAAAGCCTTTTAGGAAAAGAGAAGGAAGCGCAGACATTTAGCGACGAAGACTTAGATAGTATGTTAGAAGCCATTGTAATGGTGTTTGATAATCAATTTAATTTTGATGAAGCAGACGAAGGGTTGGACGAAATCAGCAGCATTATTCTTAATTTCTCACTTATCAATGCGGAAATTATGAATAAAACGAATTTACAGGCAGAAGCTGTAGCGAAGACATTAAAAACGAATGTAATTACGATTGCTGGGAAAGAGTACGAAAGCGGGAAAATCGGAAGGAAGAAATACAGGGCTTTTAGGGAAGTGTATAACGACCTGGTAACGCCGGAAAAACAGACATACACAGACGAAGAATTAGACCGTATGGTAAATGCAATAGTAGAAATCTATGATAATCAGTTTACTTTTAACGAAGCAAACGAAGAAATGAAAGACGTTTCACAGATTATTTTTAACTTTGCACTTATTAACGCAAATATTATTAAACGCCTGGGAGAACAGGCAGAAGACGCAAAAAAAAATTTGAGTTCACACGCTTAATTGATACGTGCATAAGGTGCGGCGGAAAACTTAAGCGATTTTATAGTATTACTACATACGCTTACAGAAGATATATACAAATTATGGAACTGATAAGCAAAACAGAAGACGAAAACGACTTATTATATCTTTATTCTGCTGCTATACGGGTGGTATTTAATGACAGAATAGAGGAAGAAGAAATAGAACAACTGGACGTAGCAGACGTTGTTAATACATTTAGGACGATAACGGAAATAATAGACGCTTCCGTAAATGAAAAGATCAGAGAAATAAGCGAACTTCTGAACGGAAGCCAGCAGACGGAAGACCAGGGGAGCGCCTTTGACGATTATGACAGGGAAAACGGATATATAGAAGAACAGAGCCAGGAAGAAGTATGGGAATCTTATAGAAACGCCCTGGATAATATCTTACAAATATGTATTAGGAACATGCGGAACAGTTATAAAGATTGCTTAGAATCAGATTTAAGCGACCTTTTGGACTACGTTGTATTTCAAGTCGAGTATGACAGAGAAACGCAAGCGAAGGAGTAAGTTAATAAATGGCTGGTGCTAGTCTAAGGGTAGGGGCTAATACAAGTGAGTTTACCAGTCAAATGAAGTCAATGCTTACGCAGATGAAGCTTGTAACCAGCGAATACAAAGTAGAAGCGGCACAGGCGAAGGCGTTAGGCAATCAGACCGATTTACTTAAGGCAAAGAAAACGGAGTTAACGGCTAAGATTAAGCTACAGACGGACGCTATAAAGCTTCAAGAAACAAACTTGACGGCACAGAAGCAGAAGCTTACTGAATTACAGGAAAAAGAGCAGAAGTTAAAAGAAAAGGTAGCAGAACTTACCGAAGCTTACAAGGATAGCGTTAAGACGACTGGAAAAGACAGCGAAGAAAGTAAAAAATTAAAGGCACAGCTAGAAGAAACAAGAGAAGCACACGCTAAGGCTGAAAACGCGGTTAAGAAACAGGAAGACGCAATAAGCAAGAACACAATTAAGGTTAATGAATCGCGGGTAGCTTTAGCGGAACAACAAGCAGAATTAAAAGAAACAGAAGAAAAATTAGATAACGCCGGGAAAGAGTTCGGAGAGTTCGGCAACGAAGTCAAAAACGCCGGGAAGAATATGGACGATACCGGGAAGAAAACGGTAAGCCTGGGCGACATTATAAAAGCTAACTTAATATCCAGTGCTATTATTAACGGAGTAAAGGCACTTGCAAATGGTTTAAAAACATTAGCAACGGCAGCAGTCGGCGTAGGTTCGGACTTTGAGAGCGGAATGAGCCAAGTGGCCGCGACCATGGGTATTACGACAGAAGAAATAGCGAACGGTAGCGAAGAATTTGACAAGCTGAATAAGGCGGCAAAGGACGCGGGTGCTACTACACAGTTTTCAGCAACACAGGCAGCAGAAGCACTTAACTATATGGCACTGGCGGGATATGACGCGGACAAGGCTATAGAAACATTACCGACAGTTCTAAACCTGGCAGCAGCCGGGGGAATGGATTTAGCGACAGCTTCCGATATGGTAACGGACAGCATGAGTGCGTTGGGAGATTCGGCGGGAACTACGGAAAGCTTCGTAGATAAAATGGCGAAAACGTCACAAAAGAGTAATACAAGTGTGCAGCAGTTAGGAGAAGCACTTTTAACAGTAGGCGGAACAGCTAAAACACTGGCGGGCGGAGTGACGGAAGCTAATACCGTATTAGGTATATTCGCAGACAACGGCGTAAAGGGTGCAGAGGGCGGAACAGCATTACGAAATGTAATATTAAGCCTTACAGCACCTACAGATACTGCTAAAAAGAAAATAGAAGAATTAGGGTTAAAGGTATTTGACGCAGAAGGAAATATGCGACCGTTAAATGATACCTTTAACGACCTTAACGGAATCCTGGGGACAATGACCCAGGGCGAACAGACAGAAGTACTTAACGAGATATTCAACAAAGTAGACCTTAAGAGCGTTAACGCATTACTGGCAAATAGCGGGGAAAGGTTTGACGAATTAAGCGGCTATATTTCAGACTGTGACGGTGCAGCGGAAAAAATGGCGGCTACAATGAACGACAATTTACAGGGAAAAGTTACAATACTTAAGAGTGGCTTAGAAGGCTTAGGTATCGCAGCTTATGAAAAGTTCAAGACACCGCTTACGAATGCGGTAGAAAACATAACGGAAGTTATCGGAAAGTTACAAAACGATCTAACGGACGGAAGCTTAAGCGGTGCATTAGATAAAATCGCTACAGGATTCGGAAACCTGGTAGAAAAGGCAAGCGAAATAGTAGCGGCTGTGCTTCCAGCACTTTTAAAAGGCTTAGGCTGGATTGCGGACAATGGAGAAGCAATAGTAAGCATATTAACTGGAATCGGAGTAGGTTTTGCGGCGTTTAAAGTTGCTTCGCTTATACAGGGAGTAGTAACGGCGTTTAAGGCATTTAAGCTGGCAAACGAGGGGGCAACAGTAGCACAATGGGCTATGAATGCAGCTATGAACGCTAACCCGATTGTTTTTGTCGTAACGCTGGTAGCCGGGCTTGTGGCTGCTATTGTTACATTCATAGCAACGAACGAAAACGCAAGGGCAGCATTTGTAAATGTGTGGGAAGGAATCAAGACTGCTATAGGTTCGGTAGTAGAAGGAATTGTAACATTTTTTACGGAAACTATACCGAACGCTTTTAATCAGGTTATAGACTTTGTAAAAGGAAACTGGCAAGGGCTTTTATTACTTCTTGTAAATCCGTTCGCGGGGGCTTTTAAGCTTTTGTATGATAATTGCGAAGGCTTTAGAGAAATTATAAACAACCTTGTAGAAAAAATAAAAATGGCGTTTAACGGGGTAGTAGATTTTTTAAAAGAACTGCCTAGTAAAATATGGAACGCGATTATAAGTACTGTAGACGCTATAAGGCAATGGGCACTTGATCTAAAGACGGCGGCGGTAGAAGGAATAACGCAGCTTGTAACGAACGTTGTAACATTCTTTTCTGAATTGCCTAACAAGATAGCTTATGTAATAGGCTTTTGCCTGGGGCATATTCTGAAATTCGGAATTGATTTATATACATGGGCGACTACGAAAATACCGGAATTTGTTAACAGCGTTATTACTTTCATGCAGCAGTTACCGGGTAAGATATGGAACGCTATTGTTAACGCAATTTCACAGGTAGCAACCTGGGGCGAACAAATGAGAAGCAAGGCGGTAGCGGCGGCGACAAGTCTTTTAAACCAGGTATTTAGCACGTTATCACAAATGCCGGGTAAGGTATGGAACGCTATTGTAAATGCAATTTCACAGGTAGCAACCTGGGGAAGTAATTTAATAGCAAAAGGACGCGAAGCAGCCAGCGGCTTAGCAAGTGCTGTAGTAAATGGCGTAAGCAGTTTGCCGGGAAAAATGGCGGAAATCGGTAGTAATATCGTTTCGGGAATTTGGAACGGCATAAGTAGCGGCTGGGACTGGCTGAAAGACAAAGTTAGTAGCGTGGCAGGCAGCTTATTACAGGGAGCGAAGGACGCTTTAGGAATTAAGTCGCCTTCAAGATTGTTTAGAGATTTAGTCGGTAAGATGATACCACAAGGTATTGGCGTAGGTATTACGGCAGAAATGCCGACGTTACAGAAAGACTTAACGAACGAATTACAGGGCATGACTACTAAGGTATCAGCAGAAGTCAACCCGGTAGCAGCAGTTAAGAAAACGGCGAAGACTACAGCAATTAACGGCGAAGTAAATACGAAGAAAGTAACGAAGGACAAAGATATAACATTTATTGTATATACGACGAATACGACGATCTTAGACAAAAAAGTAATTGCTAAAGAAGTTAAAAAAGAAGTTGTAAAGGGAATCACAAAAGACCAAAACGACAAGGACAAGACGAAAGGGGCGGCATAATGCGGGCTACATTCCATATTTTTTATAATGGCGAATCCAGTAAGGACGTAGGGTTAAGCGTAGTTAGCCGCCCTACGATTCCTGTACCGAAGCGGGAATATGAAACGATTAAGATTGAAGGACGCGACGGAGAATTATACAGGGACAAAGGAACATACGAAGATATAGAAATAAAGATTAGCTTTAATTTTGTATCGAAGAACCCGGACGTATGGGCGCAAGACTTAAGAAAAGTTAAAAAGTGGCTGTATAGCGGGAATGACGAAAGACTGATACTAAGCGACGACCCGGAATACTACTACGGGGTAAAACAGGCGGTAATGAGCGACAGCGAAAGAAAAGTAAGGCGCGTGGGTAGCTTTGAAATTTCTTTTATATGTGAAGCTTATATGTATCGGATAGACGGACGGGAAGAAAAAGAAATAGGAAATTACTTATACAATCCCTATATGAAGGCACAGCCTGTATATAAGATATACGGCAACGGGATAGCGACTTTAGAGGTAAACGGAAACCGGGTAACGGCAGAAGTAAGCGGGCAGTTAAACATAGATACGAAGCTAGGAATATGCTATAACGCAGCAAACGAAATAAGCAACGCTTCACTTACCGGGGAATACGAAGGGCTTTACCTGGAAGAAGGGGATAACAGATTTAAGCATACAGCGGGCTACAAAGTGGCATTAGTCCCTAACTGGCGGGAATTATGATAGAAGTATATGTAAGTACGAATACGAATTATAAAAAGAATGGCGATATAACGCTTACGCCCTTAAGTTGTTATTTTGAAATGGGTCTAGACGGAATCAGTCAAATAGAACTAACCCACGAATACGACGACCTGGGACGCTGGGAATACTTGGTAAATGACAATGTTATAGCAGCACCTACGCCTTATTCGGATAAACAGCTATTCAGAATATACAAAAGAGAAAAGAGCGACGACGAAGTAACGGTATATGCAAGACATATATTTTATGACAACTTAGGCAACTACTTAATTGATGTACGACCGACGGATAAGAACGGACAACAGGCGCTTGATATTATGTTTAGCGGGACAAAGTTTACAGCCCATAGCGATATAACGACGGTAAATACTTCTTACTACGTGCGAAAGAACATTGTAGAAGCAATCGCCGGGGACGACGAAAACAGCTTTATTAACCGCTGGGGCGGGGAAAGGCTGTACGACAATTACGACGTATATATTATGCGTCAGATTGGAAGTGATAAAGGTGTTAGGGCAGAGTTCGGGCATAACCTGGAAGCAATCGAAGAAAGCGTAGACGACGAAAACGTAGTAACGCGAATTATCCCGGTAGCATATAACGGCTACACGCTGGAAGGCAGCGAACCCTGGGTAGACAGCCCGAAAATAGGAAGCTACGCAGAAGTAAAAGGCGCTGTAATTGAATTTTCAAATATCAAATTACAAGAGGATTGCAGCACAGGCAAAACAGGCTACGCGAACCTAACGGAGTTACGGGCGGCACTTGTAAAAGCCTGTGAAGATGAATACGCAAAGGGAATAGACGAACCGACGGTAAATTATAACGTTAATATGGTTGAACTTGCGAACACGGTAGAATACAAGGACTATAAGCAACTGGAAACGGTGGAAGTAGGCGATACGATTTACTGTAGGCACAAGGCGATTAAGATTGAAGTTAAAGCCCGGTGTATTCGTATTAAGTGGAACTGCATAACAAAAGAGAACGAAGAAGTAGAGTTAGGAAACTTCTTAGAAAATTACTTTGATAAGACAAGTAGTAACATACAACGGGCTACAGCTTCAGTTGAAGGGGCAAATAGCCAGGCTTTAGCGGCGAAGGAAGTAGCGCAAGAAGCAGCGAAAGAATCGGCGGCACAAGCAGCCAAAGCATTAGAAGCCCAGGGAAAAGCCGAAGCAGCAGCTAAAACAGCAACGACAAAAGCAAGCGAAGCCCAGGCGGCAGCGGAAGGCGCAGCTAACCAGGTGGCGTTAGCGTCGGCACAAGCGAAAGAAGCGACCAGCCAGGCAGAGTTAGCAACGGCAGCAGCGAAAACAGCCGCACAGGAAAAGACGGCAGCCGGGGAATATGCAGCAAAGGCAGCAAGTAAGGCGACAGAAGCCCAGGCGGCAGCAGAAGCAGCTTCCTTACAGGCACAGACGGCGGGCGAACAGGCTAACGCAGCTTCCTTACAGGCACAGGCAGCAGCGAAAGCACAGACAGCAGCAGTCACAGCCCAGGGAAAAGCAGAAACAGCCCAGGCAGCGGCAGAAGCAGCGAAAGCGGCAGCAGTCACAGCCCAGGGAAAGGCAGAAATAGCCCAGGCGGCAGCGGAAGCAGCAAAAGCGGCAGCAGTTAGAGCCCAGGGGAAAGCCGAAGCAGCAGAACAGGAAGCGACAAGTAAAACGTCGGAAGCTGTAGCAGCGAAAGAAGCAGCGGTAGAAGCCCAGGGAAAAACGGAAACGGCGCGAACAGCAGCGGAAGCGGCAAAGAAGGAAGCATTAGCAGCCCAGGCAGCAGCGGAAGCAGCAAAACAAGCGGCGGAAAATGCAACCGGGACAGCAACGACGAAAGCGGAAGAAGCCGAAGCGGCGAAAGCGGCAGCAGTTACAGCAAGGACAAAAGCAGAAGCGGCACAATCGGCAGCAGAGAACGCCCAGGCGGCAGCGGAAGCAGCAAAAGCGGCAGCGGTCACAGCCCGGGGAAAAGCCGAAACAGCCCAGGCAGCAGCGGAAGCAGCAAAAGCGGCAGCAGTTACAGCCCAGGGAAAGGCAGAAACAGTCAAGGCAGCAGCGGAAGCAGCAAAAGCGGCAGCAGTTACAGCCCAGGGAAAAGCAGAGAACGCCCAGGCGGCAGCGGAAGCAGCAAAAGCGACAGCGGTAGAAGCCCAGGGAAAAGCCGAAGCAGCAGCTAGAACAGCAACGACAAAAGCAAGCGAAGCCCAGGCGGCAGCAGCCAGCGCGGCAGCGAGCGACGAACACACACAACATTATTACGAATTAACAAAGGAACTGTACGATAACGCAAGTATACAGGCGGGACAGAGTAGCGAAGCCTGGTTAGACTTGTCCTATTTTAATAATTGCTATTTGAGTGAGTAAGGACGGTGCAAAGTGGTAGTAGGTAGATTAGTATTTGACTTCGCCCGCCACAGCGTAGAAAAGACTATAAGGGTTAAACAGTTTGACAGCGAAACGCGCAACCTGTTAGTAGTTCTGCTGAATGACGGCGAACCTTACGAAATGCCCAAAGGGGCAATAGTAAGAATCGAATGTAGGAAGTCGGACGGGGAAGAAATCTTAAACGACTGTACTTACGTCGAAAACCTGGTAACGGCAGAAATTACCGAACAAATGACAGCCGCCGCCGGATATGCTGAATGTGCTATAAGCGTGTACGAAAAGGAAAGCTATATAGCTTCCTGGACGTTCAACCTTAAAATAGATACGGCGGTAATTGTAGGCGACAAGATAGCCAGTACGATAGAGTACAAAGCGATTATTAACGCTTTACAGGAAGTAGAGAAATCTAAAAATACAGTAGAAGAAGCGACTATATTAGCTGCTACGGCTATGAGAACGGCAAACGATACTATAGGTATTGCGAACCAGGTAAAAGAAGAAGCGGAAGCAGCAGCGGCGGCAAGTGCGGAAGCCGTAGAGGTAGCGACACAAGCAGCACAGACAGCGGAAAACTACAAGGAACTTATAGAAGACATTTATAACAATATGGATAAGCTTAACGACTTCGCAGAAGAAGCATGGTTAGACAAATCATACTTAGGAAGCGGATATTTAAGCGAAGCAAGGGAATAGGAAAGGCGGTTTTAGATTATGCGTAATATGCCTAAAGTAATCGGAACGGGAAAGGACGTTTACAACCTTTTAGGAATGGTACAGGCTGGAAAACTGGAAGCGGCAGAGTTAAGGGAAGCAATTAGCGGAATCGAAGAAGTAAAATATATCTTCGTCCCAGTTATTGCTATTTCAGAGGACAAAAGATATATTACAGCAAATTACCTGGCAGAAGCGGCAAAAGGCGCTAAGGTGCTTTGTGAAGGAAAAGAATACACGATTAAAAGCGTGGAACACATTGCAGTAGAGCCAATGACGGCAGCAGAAACAGAGGAAGAAACTACAGAAGCAAAAGAGGAAAAACAGACGGTAATAGGTGTTAACGCTGATTTAGAAGTAACGGCAGAAAAAGTAGGGGTAGAAAATCCGGTAAATATCTTAGATACTATCGGAATTACCCAGGCAGAATTAGACAGTATCAAAGGAGTGTTAGCAAAGTATGAGTAGATTTTTAAGCAACGACTTTATTAACAAAGACCCGCGCGCAAAACTTACAGTAGCAAAAATGGCGAATATTGGCGACCTGGTAGCACCTTCGGCGGAGTACTTAACAGCTACAGGGCTTACAGAACTTACGGTAACTGCTGGGTGCGTAATTACCGTAGGTAGCACCGGAGTATTCAAGACAGACGCTACGGTACTTAGTACAGGTAACTTAGACGCTGGAAGTGCATTTACAGTAGGAAAAGATTATTACGTATATATTTGCGACCCCGGAAGCGAAGACCTGGACGAAGTATATAAGATTAGTCTTAACAGTACATACCCGAACGGCTACAACGCAGAGAATAGTAGAAAAATCGGCGGATTCCATTACGGAAGGGTAAGAAAAGTAAGCAGTAAGCTTATTCCTATCAATGCAGCCGGAACGGAAAAGGGCAGCGGTTGGGAATCTAACGTAGCTTCCGGCATTGTACCGCGTTCTGTATGGACGTTAAAGCACCGTCCGAAATGCAGCCCCGAAGGCATGGTATACGCTGGCGGCGGATTGTGGGTAGACATTTACTTAGCTTCTAGCAACGGAGTAGGCGGCGTAAAATCTGCTTATAATGCTACGCCGCTTACGGGTACAGAAGGACATAACAGCTATGATTTTATCGACCTGGGCTTAAAATCCGGGAAGCGCTTGTTATCTTATTCAGAATGGCAGCAAGCAGCCTACGGAAGTCCACAGGGCGCAGACGGTAACAATACGAACGCTTGGGCTGCCACTACAAATACAGCACGTACAACGACAGGAAAGGTAGTTAACGCGGTGTCTGCTATCGGTTGCGTGGACTGTGTAGGTAACGTGTGGGAATGGCTGGACGAATTAAGCTACAGATACGACGGTACGCAGTCTTGGAGTTGGAAGGACGTATTAGGTGCTGGAAACGGACAGGCATATACAGAAGGAACTTACGGACTTGTTCGCCTTATCGCGGGCGGCTACTGGTCCAGCGGCGTTTACGCTGGCTGCCGTGCTGTCTACTGTAGCCGCTACCCTTGGCACGTCGACACGAGCATTGGCGTGCACTTCGGCTGCGACAGTCTGTAATCTGTTTTGTGCGGGCGAAAGCCCGCACACACGGTAAAAGAATTAAGGTAAATTAGGGCTACTATCAAAGCCTATAGAAGTGGGAAAATAACAAAAGAAAAATTGCTTATGAAATACGTAAGCTGGGAAGGACACGCAAAACACGCAAAACACGCGGACACTTACAGCCTACGCATGAAAATTAAAGGGCAAATAGAAGCAGAAGACAAAGGGAAGAAGACGAAGTACAGGATATGAAGATAGCACGTTACGACCTGGACGTAGTAGAGGTACAGAACAGCATAATAGCAGACCTGGTAGAAGTAAACAGGCTGCTACTGGAAGAATTAGAGAATTATAGGAGCATGGAAGACGAAGACGAGCAGTTACTAATGATGATAGAAGAGATAAAAGAGGGTCGCGAAGACCTGGAACGGATGTTAGAGCCGTAGGAAGGAGTTAGTAAGGCTTGAGTAGTGAATTTTGGATAGGCTTACTTATTCAGCTAGTTGTGTACGGGGTGTCTATTGGTGCGATATATGGGACGATTAAGACCAGACTTAATTATATCGAAGCAAAATTAGACAAACACAATAACGTAGTAGAAAGGGTATACAAATTAGAACAAGACCAGGCGGTAATAATGGAAAAGCAGAGTGTAGCAAACCATAGAATACATGACTTGGAAGAAGAAACAAAATGAAGCACGAATTTAAAAAGAAAGTAGTTTTTAATACGGGCTTGATATTTTGTATTACCTGTTTAGTAGCATTAATATTTTCATGGAATGAAAAGCCGACAGACGTATTTACTTACATAATCCCTACAGCCGGGGGAATCTTCGGCACTGCTGTAATATGGTACCTGAAGGCAGTACAGCTTGAAAACGGTATAAAGATACAGTTAGGCATGATTAAGGAACTTGTAGACCTGGGAGAAGAAAACCCGGCGGAAGAAATTAAGGAAAGAACCATACAAAAGATGAAAGATAAAACAGAAGCACTTATAGATGAAGCGTTAGATCCGACAGACATACAAAACTTTTAGAGGTGCGAAAATATGGAAATCTTAAAAATGATTCTTGAAAACTGGCTTATTTTTGTAATTGCTTTTATCCTGGTAATACTTGCTGTATATGCAGTATTGCGATTCTTAAAGCTTACACCGAAGCAGCAGTTAGGAAAGGTAAAGACGGCTTTGCTTTATATGGTTACAGAAGCAGAGAAGGAATTAAAAAGTAAGACCGGGCGCGTTAAGCGTTCTATGGTGTGGGAATGGCTTGTAGAAAGATTCCCTATTATTACCTTATTTATTACAGAAGAAAAATACGACGAACTGTTAGACCAGGCATTAGAGGAATTTAGAAAAATGCTGGAAAGCAACGACAGCTTATACGATTATGTATATGACACGCTTACAGTTGCGGAAGAAGACACAGAAGAAGACATTTTAAGAAAAGCCGTAAAAGGAGCGTAAGAGATATGAAGATTTTACTTATTAGTGGACACGGTGCGGGCGATCCTGGCGCTGTATCGCAGTTCGGAAAAGAAGCAGACGAAACTATTTACATGGTAGAGGAAATTAAGAAGACCTTAAGCAAATATGCACAGGTTGACTTATACCCTACAAACAGAAACGCGTACAAAGACGCAAAATCCGGGAAGCTGGCGGTTAACTTCGGAAATTATAACTATGTACTGGAAGTCCATTTTAATTCCGGTGCAGCAGATCTTAAAGGAAACGGACAGACGACAGGTACGGAAATCTACGTTACTACAGCAGAAAAGACTGTAGGAGTAGAAACAAAAATAGTACAGGCTATCGCTGCCTTCGGATTGAAAAACCGGGGAGTAAAGCGGACAAACTTTACGGTGATTTACCGGGCGAAAGCGGCGGGCGTATCTTCCGCACTGTTGGAAACGTGCTTTATTGACGATAAGGACGACATGGCAATTTACAGCAGCAAGAAGGCACAGATAGCGGAAGTTATCGCTAATGCAATCGCTACACAGTTCGGGTTAAAGGCGAATGGAAGCGGCACAACAACAAGCGGAACTACAGCAAAGACGATTAAAGCAGGAAGCGTAGTAACGATTAAAGACGGCGCAGTATATGGCGGCTTATCATCTACAAGAGGTAAAGCCGTACCAGCAGCACAAAGGGGCGGAAAGAAGCACACAGTAGATAAAATTCAGACTAATAAGGGAGTTAAAGAAGCAAGGCTTAAAGAAATTAACAGTTGGGTAGCAGTAGCAAGCTTAAAAGCTGTGTAAGGGGGCTTCTATATGAATACAGAACAGAAAAACTTTATTAAAACAGTGGGCGCACTTGCGTCCGCTGATATGAAAAAAAGCGGAGTGCTGGCAAGTTTGACGGTAGCACAGGCTATCACGGAAACGGGCTGGGGAATGTCCGGGCTTGCCGCAGAGGGTAAAGCCCTTTTCGGAATTAAGGCTACAAAGTCCTGGAAGGGGAAAGTATATTGCAGCGATACGAAGGAATGTTTAGACGGCGTAAACCTGGTAACGGTAAAAAATGCAGCTTTTAGGGCTTACGATAGCTGGGAAGAATCAATTAACGATCATTCCGCATTTTTGAAGGCGAATAAGCACTATAAAGAAGTGATCGGGGAAACTGATTATAAGAAAGCTTGCGAGGCTATCAAGGCTGCCGGATACGCAACAGACCCGGGATATGCGGCGAAGCTTATTAAACTGATTGAGGATAACAAGCTTACGAAGTACGACGTAACGGAAGGGCAGAGCCAGGATCAAGCAGAGGACAAAAACCAGGCGGAAGAAGGACAGGCAGCAGCCGGGAAGTATTACAGGGTACAGGCGGGGGCATTCCGAAGAAAAGAAGGTGCTAACCTTATGGCAGCGAAGATTAAAAGGACGGGACATACGGACGTATTTGTAAGGCTGCTGAACGGGCTTTACAAAGTCCAGGTAGGGGCTTATACTAAAAAGGAAAATGCGGAAGCTACAGTAAAAAGACTAAAGGCGGCTGGTATCGTCTGCTTCATTACATATGCTTAA